AACACTAGCCAAGGCTGGTAATGGCGCTATTGTTCAGGGAAGACCTGATGATATCGGTGTCATTCAAGTAGGTAAAACTGCTGACTTCTCTACTGCAGCTAACATGATGATGCAGCTAGAGAAGAGACTTAGTGAAGCATTCCTTATCTTAAGTGTAAGACAATCTGAGCGCACAACTGCCGAAGAGGTACGAATGACTCAGATGGAATTGGAACAGCAACTTGGCGGGCTATTCAGCCTTCTAACTGTTGAGTTCCTAGTACCTTACCTTGATCGTAAGCTTAACGTACTTCAAAAGAATGGTACTATCCCACGTATCCCTAAAGACTATGTTAAACCTACTATTGTAGCAGGTATTAATGCTCTTGGACGTGGGCAGGATAGAGAAAGCTTAGGCATGTTCCTACAAACTATAGCACAAACTATAGGACCAGAAGCTATCATGCAATTCATCAATACTGATGAAGTAATTAAACGTCTAGCAGCTGCTTCAGGTATCGATGTACTCAACCTAGTGAAGAGTATGCAAGAGATACAAGGTGAACAGCAGCAACAGCAAGAGCAACAGATGGCTATGCAAGATCAACAGAATGCTCCAGCTATGGCTGCAGTAGAACAAAAGCAACAGCAAGCTGAGATGCAGATGGCTATGCAACAACAACAACCACCAAAATAAATTATGGGAGATACACTAACAGTAGATACTACACCACAAACAGAAGTACTAAGTGCAGATGAGCAGGAGTCACTAGAAATTGGTGAGAAGATGCAGTCTGAACAGGAAAGTCTGTTAGCTGGTAAGTATAAGAATGCTGAGGAATTAGAGAATGCATACATTGAACTTCAAAAGAAGTTAGGTAGTGAAGAAACAGATGAACAAGCTTCAGAAGCTGAAGCAGAGACTGAAGAAACTGAAGAGTCAGAACCGGAAGAGGATGTTGCAAATGATATTCTTGACAGGTTATGGGATGAAGCGGTTGCAGATTCATTCTCTGAAGAAACGATGCAAGAACTCGCTAAGGTTGATCCCAGTGAACTAGCCAGGATGCATCTGGAATATAGACAAGCTAATCAACCACAGACTTTAAATGATAACCAAGTAACTGAATTAAAAAGTATTGCTGGTGGTGATAAAGAGTATAATGTGATGATGAATTGGGCACAGGATAGCCTAGAGAAAGGAGAGATTGATATGTTCGATCAAGTGATGGACAAAGGAGATCCAGTCTCCTGCTTCTTCGCTATCCAAGCTCTTAAATATAGATACGATGACGCATCAGGAACTGACGGTAAGATGCTGACAGGTAAGGCTGCTAGCAATAGGGGCGAACAGTTTGAAAGTCAAGCTCAAGTAATCGAAGCTATGAATGACCCTAAGTATGAGAATGATCCTGCCTATCGAAAGAAGGTTATGGAAAAACTTGAAAGATCTGACATACAATTCTAATGACAGTAACCACTAACGAACTAGGACAACAAAACCTTTACGCTAAAGAACCACCAATGGAAATCATGGAAGTAACAGAAACACACAACGAGAAAGCTGAACGAGTTAACGGACGCCTAGCCATGCTAGGTGTTTGGGCAGCCGTTGGCTCATACATTGTAACAGGCCAGCTAATACCTGGCTTGTTCTAAACAAAACAAACATCCGTTCACTCCGAAAGGAGCGCATGTTACTTAACTCAGGGAACGGGGAGTTAAGCTATGGAGTTAATCATGAAAGCCGTAGAATTGCGAGCACGCGTAAAAGAGCAGAAGCAAGCTGAGAAGCAAGCCAAACTTGTTTACCGTGGTGTTGCTTACCTAAAAAATAAGCAACAAAAACTATTCCTTTATTAATTATTTAAAATGAAATCATTTATTGCACTTGCCACACTGTCCGCTCTCTCTGCGACACCTGCAATGGCTGGACCTTATGTTAACGCTGAAGTTAATAGTGGTTGGGCTGGTAACAACTATGCTGGTAGCAACACTGATCTGCACATCGGTTATGAAGGTGAAGCAGGAGTACTTAACTACTATGTACAAGGTGGTCCTCAAATTCAAGCAGCTGATGGTGTAGATAGCACTACAGAACTATCCGGTAAAATCGGTGGTGGAGTAGCTGCTACAGAAAGGCTATCAATTTATGGGGAGCTAGCGTTCGCCACGACTGATACAGATTCTAATAACTATGGCACCAAAGCTGGTGTCAAATGGTCCTTCTAAATGGCTATATTATATGTAAGTTTTCTTACATTAATGTTAGTAATGGCCATGCAAATAACATGGCCAGTTAAATAAAAGGAGGGGGAGAACACCTCAAAGTCGGACTCTCCCCCAATTGGCATTAGCCCTTACGAGGATACCTTTTGCCGTCTAGACGGTGGGAAAGACCACAACGCTACAAACAAATTGATCAACAATTTCACGTGAGAACATAAACAATACATTTATTTAATTAACAATGGCTAATGCTCTAACTACCGCTATCGGTAGGATTAATAGTACTGGTAATACTCCGCTAGCACTAGGTACTGCATATGATACTAAGTATGCAACCTATCTTAAACTGTTCAGCGGTGAGCTGTTCAAAGGATTCCAGACTAATACAATCGCTCGTGATCTAGTCACGAAGCGTACACTTAAGAACGGCAAATCTTTGCAGTTCATCTACACTGGCCGCATGGACGCAGCGTATCATGAGCCTGGGACTCCAATCCTCGGTACAGAGAACGCTCTGCCAGTAGCTGAGAAGACCATCGTAATGGATGATCTACTTATCTCAAGTGCATTTGTGTATGAGCTTGATGAGACTCTTGCTCACTACGAACTTCGTGGAGAGATCGCCAAGAAAATCGGCTTTGCTTTGGCAGAAAAATATGACCGATTGATCTTCCGTTCTGTTACACGTGGTGCTCGTGCCGCTCACCCTGTATCTGCTGCTAATAAAGTAGAGCCAGGTGGAACACAGATCCGTGTTGGTACTAACAACTCAGGTGCTGATGCTTATGTCGCTACTTCATTGATCAATGCATTTTATGATGCAGCTGCAGCAATGGATGAGAAGGGTGTAAGTTCACAAGGACGACAGGCCGTATTGAACCCACGGCAGTACTATGAACTAGTACAACAGGTTGGAGAGAATGGTCTCGTGAACCGTGACGTACAAGGTGCTTCACTTCAAAGTGGAACTGGAGTTGTCTCGATTGCAGGCATCACTATCCACAAGTCGATGAACATCCCATTCTTCGGTAACTACGGTACTATCTATGGTACTGCAGGCGCAACCAACCCAGGTGTAACCGATCCAGGTAACACTGGTTCACACGTAGGTAACAACGCCGAGCTAGAAGATGGCGGTGGAGTTAACGGTATGAATAACAACTACGGTGAACAAGCTGCTTTCGATAATTCCTGTGGTCTTATCTTCCAGAAAGAAGCTGCAGGTGTGGTAGAAGCTATCGGACCTCAAGTACAAGTCACTAATGGTGACGTTTCAATCATGTATCAAGGTGATATCATCCTTGGCCGCTTGGCTATGGGCGCTGATTATCTGAACCCTGCTGCATGTGTTGAACTGTTTGCTGGAACAGCTACTAAGCCCTCTGCTTGGTAAGTTAATCTTCCACTATATACGGGGAGACTTCGGTCTCCCTTTTTTTTAAATTCTAATTATGCCTATACCTACAACTAACGCTACAGAAGAACTACCTGCAATTAATCAGATCCTGGCGTCAGTTGGTCAGGCTCCTGTTACTTCGCTCGATCAAACCAACCCGGACGTTGCGATTGCTTACGATACACTAATACAAGTGTCACGAGAAGTGCAGGCTGAAGGCTGGTCCTTCAATACAGAATTCAATAAACCAGAGGTAACTGATTCCTCTAAAGAATTCCCTATCCCTAATAATATGCTGCAAGTAGATTTAACTACTGACTCAGCTAATGCCTACAAAAATGTAGTAAGGAGAGAAGGGAGACTATACGATAAATATAATCATACATATGAGATTACAGATGGATCAGGTGAAGAAATTAAACTGGACATTGTATGGCTATTCGATTGGGTAGACTTACCTATCCCTATTCAAGATTACATTATAGCTAAAGCAGCTACTGTTGTCTCCAGTAGAATTGTAGGAGATAATGGTCAATATCAAATGCTACAACAGAAAGAAGCTTACACTAGAGCTATGGCTTTAGAGTATGAATGTAATCAGGGTGACTATACCTTCTTTGGTACGCCTGCAGGACAAAGTAATTACATAAGCTACAAACCTTACCATGCATTGTATCGCTAATGGCAGCAGTAACTCAATCAATCCCTAACTATCTAGGTGGGGTATCAAAACAAATAGATCAAAAGAAACTACCTGGCCAAGTAAGGGAGTGTTTGAATGCACTACCTGATCCTACCTTTGGACTAATGAAGAGGCCAGGTTTTAAATGGGTTAATACATTAACTCCTACAGTAACTCCTACTAGTGCTAAATGGTTTTACATTAATAGAGATGATGTAGAGGATTATATTGGATGTATTACTAAAGGTACACCAGGAGGTGTAGATATATGGAATGCTAAGACAGGTGTTAAATGTAATTTAACATATGGCACAGGTGCTCAGGCATATATTCAAGCAGCTAGTGGGTTTACAGATGATCCTCATAACTATTATGATGTACTGACTGTACAAGATACATCTATCATTACAAATAAAACTAAGACAGTAGCAGCTTTAGCAGCACCAACTTATGTAGCTGATACTAAAGCTACAGTAAGATTACTGCAAGTAAAGTATAGCACTAAATATACTATATCAATTAAAATAGGTAGTACGACACACGCAGCTGCAGAATATGTAACAATTAACCAAGAGAACTTATCAACTAGTGGTAACAATGAACTAGTTAATAATGCTGATAAAATTTTAACAGAACTTAAAACAGACTTAGAAGCTTTCAACTTTCCTAACGGTACATTAACAGTTAAAAGGACACCAGCTACATTAGAACTATCTTATGCAGCTTCTTCAGGAAGCACAGGTATGACTGTAACTGCTACTGATAACTCAGGTAACGCTGCAGTAAAAGCAGTAGGTGAACAAGTTAATACTGTAGCAGATCTTCCTAATGAATCCATACATGATAGAATTATAAAGGTAGTGAATTCTTCAGGAGGCCAGTCAGCAGATACTTACTGGACTAAATTCAATGCAGAGAATGATGATATAGGTCCCGGTTCATGGGAAGAATCAGTAGACCCTTCCGTATCATTAGGGCTAGATTCATCTACTATGCCTCATGAGTTAAAGAACATATCTCTAAATACATTTTTATTCCAGAAAGCTACTTGGGATGAAAGAGCAGTAGGAGATCTAGATACTAATTCAGATCCTAGTTTTGTAGGGTATACATTACAGCAAGCATTCTTCCATAACAATAGGTTAGGATTCCTAACTGAAGATAATGTGTCAATGAGTAAATCAGCTAGCTTTTATAATTTCTATCATTCCACAGCTTTAGCACAAGCTGAAGATGATCCAGTAGATGTAAACTGTTCTAGTATCAGACCTGCTGTATTACATGCTATCTTACCAACTGCTCAAGGTTTAATCTTATTCAGTCAGAACCAACAATTCATAATGTTCTCTGATGCAAAGATATTAACACCTACGACTACTATTATTAGAGGTATCTCTAACTATGAAATGGATGTTAATATTGATCCTGTGGATGTCGGTACTACTATTAACTTTGTAAGTAAGACGCCTAGCTACACACGGATATTCGCAATGCAAACAAGAGGGTCAGAAGAAAGCCCTTTAATACATGACATAGGTAAAGTAGTCTCTGAATGGATTCCTAAAGAAGTGAATAGTTTATTAGCTAGTCCACAGAACCAACTGATTGCACTATATGGTCCTACTTCTAAAGATGTATATATCCATAAGATGCATACAGCAGGACAGAATGTTATTATGCAGGCATGGTTTAAGTGGCAACTGCCAGGTAAAGTACATAGCTTAGCTATTGACTCTGATATCATGACAGCAGTTGTAGATCACGAAGGCATTTACTCATTAATTAGCTGCAGTCTCACACAAACACCAGAGACAGAGATCATTGTAACAAGTAGTGGGGATCAGATTAACCCTCACATGGATATGTATGCTTCACCTGTATCACAAGCTAAAGTAACACTGGTTAATGGGGATACACGTATTGAACTACCTTATAAAGATATCTCTACACTAACACCAGTTCTACTAATTGGTGGTAGCGGTACTACAAACTTCAATGGGGTAACAGAATCAGGATTTACTATTACACCTACACGGCCTGCAGGTCAAGATCATACAACAGCTAATCCTTACTTCTCTGTACCTAATAAAGATTTAACATCAACAGGATCTGGTACAACTTATGATAAGATTCTAATTGGTTATAAATATAACTTTGATGTAGAACTACCAAAGACATACTTCAAACTAACACCAGACGGTAAAGTGTATGATTACACTGCTACCCTAACTATTGCACGTATGAAGTTTGCTGTTGGTCTTTCTAGTGTCCTAGCTTTTAAAGTAAAGAGTAAAGGATATAGTGGACCGATAAAGAAATATGATGGTGATGGTAGTACTGCTACATTCACTACACCATTCCCATTAAAAACTGAGAATGAAGTTATTGTAAAAGTTAATGGTACTAAACAGACATTAGGTACTGCTTATACATACACATCTACAGATAACCAAGCTACGGTAACATTCCTATCAGGACATATTCCAGCAGGACCTGTTACAGCAAATAATGTGACCAAACCTGCTGAGAGGATTGAAATCACTACAGGTACATGGTACGATGTTCAGCCTGTTAGTGATGCGGGTCAGTACTTAGCTGATGACGTACCACTATCAGAAGAGAACTTGTACACAGTACCTATCCATCAGAGAACAGAAAACTTTAATATGAGGATCTTCAGTGATTCTCCATTCCCTGTTGCACTTAACTCCCTAATGTGGGAAGGTAATTATTCACCACGATTCTATAGAAGAACATGACCACCAACCTATTCCTAGTTAAACCTGAAGACTTACCATATGTTTGGGATGAAGTTGAACCTTTAATAGATAAAGCTTTATCCTATGCAAATGGAGAGATGAATACATCTGATGTATTAGAATTATTAGTAGATGGTACTCAAGTCCTATGGATAGGTCTTAAAGAAGATGTGATATTCTGTGCCGGAACTACAGAAGTAATTAATTATCCACAGAAGAGGATATTAAGGATCATAACTTTTGCAAGTAAGACTGGACATTACTATGAGTTATGGAAAGATTTTGCTGATACCTTAGAGGATTTTGGTACTAAGATAGGTTGCAGTTCTTTAGAAGCCTGGACTAGAAAAGGTATGGCTAGAAAGCTTAAGTGGGAAAACGAATATTCAGTGATTACAAGAAACTTTAATAAAGGAGATTAACATGTCAGGAGGAGGAGGAAAGAAGCAGGACAATTCAGAACAGGTTGAAAAGCAGCATGAATATGAAATGGAAGCATGGGCATATAAGAATGCACATGCTCAACGTATGAATAATCATGAGAGACTTGGTAATATACTGAAGCGTAGACAGCATAACCTAGAAGTCGCTATAAAAGATAAGACCGCTGCTGAAGGCTGGGACTACCAGATGGAGATGCGGGAGTTCAAACACAACGCTAAAGTAGCAGCTTACAATAAATCTGAACAGATGTATGGTGCTCAGATTGGTCTTAACCAAAGAGCAGCAGGACTGGCATTTGAGAATGCACGTAATGTCACTTCAGAACGGCAGAATAAACTAGCTTTTGATATTGCATCTTCTGCATTACAGTATCAGCATAAATCTTCTGAATTAGGTATGCAGTACGACACTGCTAGAAGTAATATAGCAATAGAAAGAGAAGGGAAAACACTACAGCAGCAAGGTAAGAGGGCTGAAGCTGCGCTATCTAGTCAAGATCTCTTTGTAAAGAGTATTCAAGCTAAAGGAGCTGCAATAGCTACAGGACAATCTGGAAGATCAGCTAATAAACGTTATCAATCTATAGTAGCGGAAGCCGGTAGAGCACAAGCAGTTATGGTTGATGGATTAACAAGAGCTGATTCAGCTTATAATTTATCTATGTATGGGTTAGATCAGTCGCTACGGCAGGCTGGCTCCCAATATGCATTAGCTAAAGACTATACAGATAAATCTTATGCTAATACTCAGACTATGCAGGAACAGTCTAAACTTAGTATTAATAGAGCTTTCGATCAGAACATCAAGAAGATTGAATTCGATCAGTTTTCAGCTAATGTTAAAGCTGATGCTAATAGACTGGCTATGCCAGTACCAGGACCAGTATTGCCAAAACCATTAGCTACTCCACCAGCTATATTCCTTGACCCTCCTCTTGTTGTTAACGCACCAGAACCAATTCCAGGTGCGGTAACTACTACAGGAACACAAGGTACGGGTGTAGGTACAATGATTGGTGGAGCTGTTGGAGGAGCATTAATGCTATCCAACATTGCTACTGGTGGACTAGGGTTACCTATCGGTTTAGCGGTTGGTGGGCTAGCGGATTCATTATTCGGTTAATTAAACATGTCACAATTTTATGGAAGAGAAGGTAGTTTCCAAGACTTTTACTTGGAACTACCTACCAAACAAGTTGTAGATAGGGACCTTGGGGAAGCTAAGCTACAAGTTGAAGTAATGAAAGAGAATGCTCTTGCTAAGAAAGAGTATGATCAAGCATATCTGAAGGGATTACAAACAAAATATAAGTTACAAAAGGATAACCTAGACGCTAACTTTAAACTTACACAAGCTAATTACGATAATATCTTTGAAGCTCATCAAGCTAATGCTCAACGAGAGTTTGAAAATATGCAGAAGATGCAGGGTAATCCTGCACCAAATTCTGCTTTAGAATCGCTAATTGAATTTGCACCTAAGTTAGCTCAGATGTTTGGTGAATACCAACAGAAACAGAAAGAATGGAATATAAAGACTACGACTGACTTCATTGTTAATACTAATCTAAGGAATAGTGATGTAAAAGGATGGGGGGATAATAAGGAATTAATTCTATCTAATTCATTAGAAGCACAGTTATATATAAAAGCAGAATCAGAGAGGCTTGGTGTACAGCTAACACCTCAGAAAATGCTTTCTGTTTTAAATGTTCAAGGTGAATTAGCTATTATTCAGCAGGAAGCGCTGAACCATAATGCTGTAAGAGATTATGGCATGTACCTGTCTACTAATGCAAATCAGAAGATTGTATTAAATGATGGTACAGAAACTACTTGGGGAGAGTTACAAGTACCTACTACTTCAGGAGATAACTATTCAGAAGGTCTGAGGTTTATGAGGAGTCAGTTCCTCGCTGAGAATGATATTAATATACTGGAAGTAACTGCTGGACCTTTAGGAGATCTTGGTCAGAAAATGATCAAGGTTGAAGATGGTTTCCTTGGTACATGGAGTAGATCTAAAAGTCAAGATGTAGCCATTCAACAGCAAAATGCTATAACTACACAGTGGACTAACTCTGTTGCTGATGGTGGTCTGACCACTATGGCTAATTTAAGCAGAAGGGCTCTTCTATTAGGTTCAAAGGAGAAGCCTGATTTTGAAAGAGCATGGGGAGAGTTATTTGATAACATTGAAAATGGCCTTAAAAATAAAACCTATAA